GACAACATGGTGTTCTGGTAGAACTTGGCCAGCAACTTGCCAGACCACAGGGTGGGGATAAAAGCGCCGGAGTACGAGGGGTTCGTGTTGAACGGCGATTGGACGGGGTAAACAGCAGCCATGATGGCCTCCTAAATTAAAAACAGGTTGGGTAGCGCATTGCTCACAGATTACGCGGTTACGCGACCTTCCATGAACGCTGCATCAATTTCAGCTTCAAGTTTCTTTGCCTCGTCGACGCGCCCTTTTACACCCAGATCAGTCGCCTTGCGGAACATCTTTTCGATGTCTGCGTTGGTGTAGACCTTACCTTTTTGAGAGGTAGGGGGTGTGCTTGTGGCACCTCGATTTGGCTGAAGTTGACGTTCCAGCTCTTCGGTCTTGTCGGCTTTTTGCTCCACGGGCGCAATGGTCTGTTTGAACATCGACACGTAGTGTGCAACACCTTCAGCATCGCCTCGGTTGAACGCTTGCTGTGCAACAGAAGATCGGGGGGCTCGGAGCAGCGGGTCAACTTCGTTGAGCCAAGCGATCCACTTGGGATCAGCGTTGACTGCTTCAAAGTCCGGCACCATACGGTACAGGCGCTGCTCAAAACTTGCTTCGGACACTTGGGTGCCAGTGCTGGTCAGCTGCTCGCGCAACTTCTCATTCTCGGCTCTCATGGCGTCTAGCTCGCCTCGAAACTCTGCTGCCACTTCGCGGGCAACTTTGCGTTGGACCTCGATGAGGTCAGAACCAAATGCTTCAACATCAGCATCAGTCACCAACTTCGTAGGAGCTGCGGGCTTAGCTTGCTCGGCTGGCTTGGTCTCAGAGGCTTTGCGGAGGCTATCCACTTGGGCTTTGAGATCACGCAAGTCTGCATGTAAGCGAGGAACTTCGGCGTCGTACATGCCCTTGAGGGTTTTGTACTTCTGCTCCCATTTCTCTTCCGCGACTACTGGCTCGGTCGGTGTCGGCGTTGGCTCAACAGGTTTTGGCTCAGCTGGCTGAGGCTGTGGGTCTTGGGGAGGCTCTGCTGACGTTGGTTCAGGGTCTGCGGGTGCAGGATTCTGGCCCTCTGCGAGCTGCTTTTCCAGTGCTTCCAGTTCTCGTAACTGCGCTTCTACTTGTCTTGGCAATGCCATTTCAATTTCCTTTAAAGCTCCAACTCTGTCTTAGGCTCCTACTGCGGTCTGCCGTCGACATAATGGTTTGCTAGGACTACAAAAATCGGATCATTTGATCCGGTCGAAGACCTCTGACGATTTTTCAACCGCTTCGAGGAAATCTGATAAGGCTTGAGCCTGACCTTGGAGGCGGTACAAGCGGTGCGGTTCCTCTGCTTGCATCAAGGAGACCTTGGTCTCCTCCAGCTTGGTTCGGAACAGCGCCAGTAGCGCTTCGTTTTCTTGCAGCTTGCAGCGAATCAACGCTTGCATGTGCTGCCGATCAGGCTTTTGGCCTACAAAAATCTTCATGTGTGGATTCTATACAACAATTTCGGAAAAAGTCAAACACCATTGGGGCGCGGAGACATCATATTTCCTTCGCGACCACCAACTTGGCTGCCGTCAGGCAGCATATTCTTCGGCGCTTGGCCCTGTGTCATGCCCGGGGCACCCGGTGCGCCGCCTTGGAGTTCGCCCATGATCATGGCCAACTGCTCTTGGAGCTGTGCGTTTTGCTGCTGCAGATTCTGCATGGCTGTCAGTGTCGGACGGTCTGGGACGATCCGGTTGACGTTGCCGCTCAGGTTGCGAGCCTGCTCGCGCAGGAGCTCAGCTGCGCCGTCCATGCCGACGATCTGCTGGGCCACTGGGCTGTTGAGCACCAGAGTCAAGAACTCGTTGCGACGGATCGCTTCGGCTTCCTTGACCACCAAGCTACTAGCGCCCCGGGCCACGGCCTTGACGTCACCGATCAGGTCTGGGTCTTTGCTGTAGCGCAGGTTGTCTTGGTACAGGCGCTCGATGGACGGCACGATCACGGCGCGGTCGATGTTGCTGATAACCTGCTTGATGCCCTTACCGGCGTTGCTGATCAGCATTGACAGGCCAGACGACGTACGGCCAGCCCCGGGCGAGCTCTCGCCAGTCATGTAGCGCGGGATCATGGTGTCTTCGTCAGCGCGGGCGCTGAACTTCTCGAACACGGCCATCAACTCGTTGGCGTTGCTGTTGGGCTGGAAGAACGTCAGTGGCTGCGAGCCGTCGTTGAACTCGGAGCTCTGGAACTGCCAGATTTTCCAAGGATGCATCTCAGTGATGTCTTCGCCCGGTGGCAGGCGCGACACGTTCACACCCACCTGTGGGCCAGAGCTGATGCCCATGTTGTTGGCCAGTGCGCGTGCGGAGGCGTTCACCATGTTCTGGGAGTCGCGGCACAGATCGGCCACGCCCTTGCCAGCCACAGCGCCGGGGACTTTTTCGTACGAGGTCACGTAGTATGGCTTGCGGCCCAGTGGGTCGTAGTTGAGCACAGCGCGGATGACGGTAGAGCCCACCAGCCACACTTCGCAGGGGTAGCTCAGGTCTGGGTCAGGGATGTCTTTGGCAGACAAGCCCCAGTCCAGCAGGTCTTTACCCTGCACGCTGTCCCACATCTGCAGGGCGTCGATCAGGTCTGTCGTGAAAATCGTCTGGGTGGTGTCCTTGCCCTCGGCGGTCGCCTGAGCGCTGTCAGTCCACAGCCACTCGTTGAGGTTGCCGGACTCAAAGGAGTTGAGCACAGAGCGGATGGCGTCGTCGTTGTACCCGGGCACGCCGATCAAGGCTTGCAGGTCTTCACGAGTCATGCGGTGACGCTCGACAATGAAGCCGTCTTGGATGTCCGAGGACCATGGAGCCCAGTACAACATGAACGGATCGACACGCTCCCACTCGTTGCGAATCTCTTCTGAGGGAGCCAGCTGGCCGTTCTGCCACACCATGGTCTTGCGCTTGCGCTTGACTGGGCCTTTGAGCACGCCGTAGGGGAATGTCACCACGTCGTCGAGGAACGCGTTGAGCGCGTCAGTCCAGCCGCCTTCGATGAGCTGGTCTTCCATCTTCAGCTCCATGCGGTCGACACGCTCGTTGGCCTCTTCACGCAGCTTGCGCATCGCTGCGTCTTTCATCTGCATGGCCGCTTCGCGCAACTGCACTGGGTCTGGAGGGGCCAAGCCCTGCTCCATCAAGGCCTGCAGCTGCTGCTGCATGCTGGCCATCAGCTCCTGAATCATCTCGGGCGGCAGCGTGGGCTCGGGTGTAGCCTCAAGGCTCCACGGCTTGTCTGTGCCTGTGCCCAGCAAGGTATCACGCAGCCAGCTCGTGGCAGCGCGGCACTTCACCGATGTCAGCTGGATGTAAATCTGGGAGCCGCCTTGGCGCTTGATGTCGGCCAGCTTGTCCGGGTCATACTCTCCGTTGCGCTGGCGCAGGCACTGCAGCATGCGCTCCTCGATGGTCCGCTTGGCTTCTCGGGCGGACTCCCAGCGCTTGCGTGCGTGAGCGGCCAGACCCTGAATGACAGGCTGGGCCTGCATGTCGGTGTTGCGTTTTTGCGACTCGCGCTCCAGATCGGAACTGCGAGCGACGGGGATGAGGGCGATGCCTGTAGCCATGTGTGTGCCTTTTAAATCCAAGGTGTTCCGGGTGCAGAAGCCGCAGGGCCCTTAATCAAATAGCCCTCTTGGGAGATGCTTACCGCACCGGTTCCAGACTGGACTTTTGCCATCAACTGAATGTCCGTCTTCTCGACAAATGGGCGGGGCATCACGCGCTGCGTGTAGTAGCTGATCGCAAACGGTGCTTGCTGCGTCAGAGTCACAACCCCCGCTGGGCTGGCCGTGCGGTTCTGGTACGTCACGTAGTCGTTGCCGTTGAGCGACGTGTTGATGTTGATGCGGCTCAGGTAGAACGTGTAGCCCGCAGGGACAGTGTAGATCGCCGATTGTGTGCGTCCTACCCCGGCGTTGATCCGCGCGTAGGTCACTGTACCGGCAATGTCCTTGAGCGTCACAACCCCTGCTGGGTTGGTCGCGCTTCCCACAGCCACAAACATGCCGTTGATGCGCAGAAATGACTTGGTCGTAGTGACTGGCGTGGTTCCGTTGAGCACAACGCTTTCGGAAATGATGTCGTAGTTGGCATCCAGTCCGTTGATGGTGATGGTCGCCGTGTCGCCGTTGCTACCTGCCAGATTCATCTGCTGTGCAGTCACTGGGTAGGTATATGCTGACACGTTCTCCCACACTGGCACGAACGAGGTAGACACAGCAGGCTGGTAGCCGTATATGTTGAGTGTGCTGTGCCCGGGGACTTGCCCCCGAGCAACCTGAAGATTAAAATCTTCGTGGCGTCCTTCAGAGGTCGTTGACGGGTAGAAAAAAGACATGGCTGTCTCCAAGAGTTACCCGATTGTACGCTGGCCCGCCGAGGGGTCAAGTGTAGGCGTACGCCGACTTCTTAACTTCCCGCCTCTGGGGTGCTATTCCGAACCCCCGGATGTTCATGTCGATCACCGCCGAGCCGTACTGCAGAGCGTCGTGGACGTGGGACCACTCGTTCTTGTCGGGCTTGTCCTCCATCTCGCCGTTCTTCTTGACCTTGTACCGGTAGCCCGAGCGGAACCCTTTGATGAGCTGTGTGCACGACGGCGACACCAAGAACATGGCCTTGCCTTCGAGCTGCTGGCTGAGCAGGCGCTCCACGGCTGCGATGCGCTTCTCCGGGTCGTTGGTCGGCGGCTTGACACACTTATACCCCGCGTCCTTGAGCGCGTCAACCAGCGTCATCTCGTTGAGCTGCTGCTTCATGAACCCTGCCGGGTCTGGCGCACAGACGAACGTGTGCCCTTGGTAGTTGTTGCCGATGAACGGATTGAGCTTGGTGTTGATGAACGTCTCGATGCCCATGTTCTCCGAGGTGATCTCGTCAAGCACCAGCACGCGACCACGCGGGTCTCGCTGCATGAACACAGCCGAGGGCGTGCGCCCGAAGTCAACCCCGATGGTGATGGGATAGCCCGAGCCCACCACGGGCCTGAGCCTTTCCTTGGCCACGTGGAAGTCCGACGTGAACGTCTTGTCGT